TGCCGGTGGGACCGCTTGGCCCTTGATTAGACGGCTGAGAAAACGGCACTATCGGGTCATTTGCCGGAGGCTGTGCCGGAAGCTGTGCCGGAAGAGTCGTCACCGGGTCATTTGCCGGTTGCTGTGGTGACGAGTTCTGCGGCGGGAACAGCGTGTTGTCTGTCTCCCACCAGTTGCCGCCCGGTCCATACTGACTGCCGGGTGCGGACGGGGCTGGATACTGCGCCGGTCCAGCACTAGCGTCAGCCCCCGGTGCAGGAGTGCCCCATCCGCCTCCACTGGCTGGATACTGCGCCGGTCCAGCACTAGCGTCAGCCCCCGGTGCAGGAGTGCCCCATCCGCCCCCACTGGCTGGATACGTGTTACCACTGCCGTCTTCATTTTTCACTGCACCGGGAGCGAATGTCGGGTCTTGAAGATAACGCGACTGAAGCTGATGCGGCTCGGCATTAAACTCGCCCCCGTAAGGGCTAAGTGATTCGGCCAAGGATGCACCAGACTGCTGGGCACCTCCGGCGTATATTTGGTCGGGGTCTGGACCCCATGCCCCTGAGCCTACGTCATTACCATCGCTGCCGACTGTTGCGCCCCATGCGTCGGCAGTTTGGCCGGGATCAACGCCACCAGTTGCTGAACCCGGAGATGCTGCCGATCCACCCATACTGGCACCGCTCGATCCACTAAACGCAGAGAAGCCGCCGCCACCAACTCCCCCAGCGCCAGCCCGGTCCATGATCTGAAGTAGCCCATTCAGGTCAGGTCCAGAATCCGTTCGTCGCTCCAAGAATCCGACCTCATCTCCGCTGAGGCGTTCGTCGTAGTCGGACTGCAAACGGGCGTTGCGTTCCCGCAGTCCTCCGAGTTCTCGGGTCCGGTCGCGCTCGACGCCACGCAACATCGACGATCGCACGGTCGTGTTGCCAAGCCCCCGTGAAATCAAATCCTGCTCGGTGGTTCCAAGCTGTGCGTTCGACCGCTCGTTGATGTCGTCGGCCTCATACTTCCCTTGATCGTCGAGGCGTCCCATGATGCGATTGTATCTGGATCGCAGCATGTCCCGGCCTTCGTTGTACCGGCCCTCATTCGCGGCATTGGCTGAGTTCTGGGCGTCACGGTACTGCTGCATGATCCCATTCATGTAATCACGCTGATTTTGCTGCGAAGCGATAGCCGCCTGCTGCTGCTGCAACTGCATCTGGCCGAGGTTCTGGTAATACTGCAACATCTGGTTCTGTTGGTTGTAGTACCCAGAGTTGTTCTGTTGGTATTGGTAACCTCCACCGGCATTTTGCTGGGGGAAGTATTGTTGCTGTGTGCTGAGCCAGGTTCCGGCCATGATTGCGATCTCCTATTGCTGACTGACTGTGAGGCCGGGATTAGACATTCCACGGAGTACGCTGTCGTGCGCGTCGCTGAGCCATGATCTGCCTGTATCGCTGCTGTTGCATAATTCGCTGGCGAAGCAATGCACTTTGCCTTGCGCGAACCGATGCGGCCCTGTTCCCTGTCGGCCGAGAATTAGCTTTCTTTGCAGCGGCTTTCCGTTTGGCTATAACGTCCCGAGCGGCTTTCTGCTTAGCTACCTGTCTGGCCTTAGCCCTCTTTCTAACCTCCAGTGCGGCCTTGTTTGTGCGAGTTCCCCCCGCAACAGTTTGCGGTCTGCGCCCAGTGATGGCTGCCATCTCCTCGCGGCGTTCCTTATTGTAGCCGCCGCCATTGTTCGCTTTCCGCAGGACCGCCTGCATCTTCGCCTGCTTCTCGTTCATTGCATCCAGTTCCTTGGACGCTGTCTGCACGAGTTTGTTTCGTCCTGCTCGCTCTCGCAGGGCGTTCCGCCTGAGTCTTCGGTTGCCGAACCTACTCAAGCCGCGGCCCGGACTGCCGCCGTACTTCTGAAATCCAGCATCGATTGCGGCTTGGTTACGCTTCGGTGCAGACAGGCTGTCTTTGTATGCCTGTATGTTTCGCTTCGAGAGTGCCTTGCGCTGGTCCCACTTGGGGTCCGTAGGGGAACGGAACCTTCCACCTTCACCACCGCCTTGCACCATGTCCTGTGTGATCGGCTGACGGCCACGAGTGATGCCAGCACCGTTGAATCCGCCCTGTTCGATACCTGCCTCTGCTTGGGCCTTGATTCTGGCGTGAAGTGCCAGTATCTGTCGCCTACGCTCTTGGTTGACTTCTCCTTCGATGTCGATTTCAGCTTGGCCGGCAAATTGTGGCGATTCCCCAAATGACTGCTGGGATTGCTCATTCCCCATTCCAAGGTAGTTGGCGGCCGGCCCCGCCCCTACTCCAAAGCCCCCTCGTTGCGGTCCCATTTGTGGAGGTAACGGAAAACTTGGCTGGCTTGGTTGCATGTAACCTTGGCCGATTCCCACCATTGGTGACGGCTGCGACGGATTCGCAATCCCCTCTTGCAGTTGCTGTTCTGGAGACAGGGGGGCAGGCTGCTGCGGAGCTTCGGCCATACGTGGCGGTGACGACGGATCTTGGTTAAGTCTAGGATCCCCACCAGCCTCCGCTTGGGCCTTGGCTATATCGCGAATCTGCCCCCGTGTCATTTGTTGGTTCATCTGAGGTAGTGGACCGAAACGACTACCCTCCGACTCACCCAAAAGTTTCTGCTGTCGGCGCATCTGCTGCAATTCTCGCTGCTTCCTCAGCCACAAGGCTGGCGGGACGGCAGCGAACCCAGATTGAAGACCTGACATTATGACTACTCCTTTGGTGGATTTGTGCGTGGATGTAGTTTAACCGATTTGGGGATTATTCCCTAATGTTGCTGCGGGGTGGGTGGTATAGCAAATAATCGCCGAGCAGATTCAAGGTCTTCAGGCGTGTTAATGTCCATTGCGCTCAGCCAGTCGACTGCAATGAAATTCGACTCATCCATAAAATCAGCCACGCTGGCTTCGCGGTTTATCCGCCAGAAGTTGCCTGTCAAAAACCATTCATCCCCTAAGTGCTGCGACAATGTGGAGCCGTTTGCTGGTCGATGCAGGGAGCCTCTCCATGCACTCCGCACAATATCTCTGTCGTCTTTCGATGCCGCAATTGCGTCCTTCTTGTCTGTAAATGGTGACGTGCATTGCATAAGCATCACTGGCTCTTGGTGAATCCGAAACAGTTCATTCATGGGGCCAGATGCGTTCCTGCGGTCTCCCGTGTCGTCATCGCTCAGTGGAAAAACACTGCAACCGTACCGCTCGGCAATGTTGGATATCTCTTCGTCCTCGGTCGCCACAAACGTCCGCGATTCAGGAAACCAACTCACCGCCTTTGCGATGGCCCTCTCGACGAGAGAAACGCCACCGAGCAACTGAAGGTTCTTCTTTGGGACTCTGCTCGAAACGCCCTTGGCTGGTATCAGGATATTCATGGCTGAAACTTATGCCCCTCAAGTCCGAAGTTGGCGAACGGAGAGACCCCCACGATCGTGCATCCGTATTGCGACTGGAGCCTCTTTTTTATCTCGATGAGTTGTGGTTCACTTTGCCTCACGAATGTTCGATACCACTTTTGCCGCTTGTCACCATTGTCGTTCGACCCCTTGTTGTACCCGTCGTATCCCATCTTTCCATCCAGCATCCCTCCGTCTACGCCGCACAGAAAAATACTCTTGGCTCCCATATATGCCGACAAGTGAACCGCCGATGTGATAGTGGAGCGACTGACAACCAGCTTGTCCGTCCCGATTACCGACCAATCAACTTTAGTCTGCCTATTATCCTTGTGCTGAAATATCCAGTAGTCCTTGTCGGTATCGTAATTTGTTTTATCTTTGCGGTGAGTGCCATGACTATGCTCGGACACAACGAATTTGACTCCATCTCTGGATGCGTTGAGTGCCTCAACCGGAAGCTCCTTGCCGACAATGTAAGAACACGGGAAATCAAGAAACGTCCAATTAACGCACACTACCACCCTGTCTCTGAAAAACTCTGGGTCGTAATGCCCCATTGAAGCGGCAGCACCGACGACCCACACATCCTCGCCCGTCTCCACGCCTTTGAGTTCGGATACTGGTCTCGCGCTCAATGCTTCGCTCCCTTACCCCCAATGCGGCCGCTCGTTGTACGTGACATTCACGCGAGTGACACTTCAATTACATCTTGAAATGGTATTTTTACATTTAACTGGAATCCACTCGCATCGGATTCTGGAACCGAGGTCGCCCGAGTTCCTAGTCGATTGCTTACGTTTCCAGAGTGACACACAATCATCCACAGGTTTCCATTTTCAATATGACGAACAGGAAAGTCATCTGTTATCTGTCCGTGCGAATTGTGGAAGACCGTCTTCAACTCACTGGACAGTTCCACCAAAGATAAGAACGGATTCGATTTGTGAGCAAACGGTGCCACACGACCTTCTGCCCATCGATATCCATTTTTTATGTTTAGCAACTCCTTTTTTGGAAGTGCATGCGACTGAATTGACTCAATGAACGTCTCGTGTACCGCATCGTCGGAATCAAGTCGCGTGGTGATTATCCACTCATGCGGGCAGTGAATCAATCGTCGCAAAACGTCTGGATCTGCGCGATCCATCCACCCATTATTGCCTGTGCTTCTCTCTTCTTCTGGGAGGTCTAGTGATGAGTCGAAGTATTCCACTCGCATTGAGGGGAAGCCATCAGCCAAGTCCTGTAATTTGGATCGCACAAACTCTGGGGTCGTGATGTCACACAGGATCAGCCACTCGAAATCCTGATTTGTCTGACCGACCAGCGATGGGTAGGTGAACCGCTCAAGTAGAAGTAGTCGTTTTTTCAACCACTCTTCATTTTCGTTTTTTCCAGGATCTCTAGCGAGATTGAAGCGAGTGATTACCGTATGGGAAAACTCCATGCGATTTGTGGTCTTCACTTCGCTTGCCGGGAACCCTCTCTGGTGCCCTCGCGTTGGTGGCCCACAGAACGGGTCCACAAAGCTGCCTATGTCGATCAACCAGCACTTGGGTAGTTCTGTCGCCAATTCGTGGATGAGGACTTTTGCAGTTGGCCCAGCAGCAAACAAAAATATGTCACCGTCCTTAGCGCAGTCCCGAATGCTTCCAATGATTTCGTCGTAATCGTCCCAGTTGTTTTTTTCTTTTGTGACAATCACCTTATCAAACCGAATGACATCCAAGCCCTTCATTCGATCCGGCCCAACTAGAATCACTCTTCCGTCGTGTGAGTTGACTGGATCAAGAAAACCAGAAATATCACGATCCATATAGGCTTCGGCGAACACCGCAGCGTTATGCCATTCCCGTTTATTGCCTGCTGAATTTAACCATTCCTTGGCAGCACCAGCGAATATACCGAATCGCGTTGCGTAGATTGCCGGACTGCCAGATGCCGCAACATTCGCCATCGCACTCCTGAGTTCTGGTGTGAATACCTGGCTCTTACTACCTGTTGTCTTTCCATTCGCAACAATCGCATTCCACTCACCATCCCCAAGTCGCAGGAACGAAAACGGCTGCTTGTTGGCTATCTTGTCGCCGTAATAAGACAGCGAGTGGTTCACCTCGGTCCATTGAGGATCGGAAATATAAGGCTTCCCTTTCAGTGCCGCATGGGCCGCCTTCGTTTGCGATCCGCGATCAATACCTAGCCGCCCAAATGTGGTTGTGTGTTTATGTTCGGCAAAGGCGTCGAGGGATAATCCAATTTTCCATCCCGCCTTTTTTGCTCGCACACACCACTCGTCATCACTACCCAAGTTGCGGTAAACGTATTCTCCAGACAGCAGGCCAATGTGGCCTAGAGCGTTCTTTTTTATGAGGGTGCAAAAGAACGCCACGCTCCCTCTTGAGAGTGTTTTATCCTCGCCCTTGCGGCTTCTTAATTCCGCCCGCCCAACAATTGACTGCGCCCCCTTGTCCGCCGTCAATGGCCCCACCGCAGCCATCTTCTGGTCTGCGTGTAAATGCCTCCGCAACGTCGCGACCGTCGCCGGCTCGACAAAGCAATCGTTATTCAACAGCAGCACGTCACCAGTGGCGAGTGCCAACCCTTGATTCGTCGCCATCGTGAATCCAGTGTTCTCCGGGTTCCTGATCCCCGTGAACATCAACTCAAGTTCTGCCGCCTTCTCTTCCACGCCTGCCAGCACGCCCGATTCCGACCCGTTATCAACGTAGATGACATGCAGGTCGACGCCTTCGCTCTTGGCAAGATGTTCAAGGCACTTCTCAGTCAAGTCGAGGCTGTCGACGCCGGGAATTACCACATCAATCGGGTGCTTTGGTCGCTTGTCCTCGAAGGTGTCAAACGGCGAAACATCCTCACCCGGCCACTTGAGTGACTTACGAAACTTGCGGCCCCCGCGTTCTGTCTCGTCTGTGTCAGAATATATCGTGGACGTCGCCCCGATATGTTGCACCATGCCGGGGTCGTAAACGTAGACGTCCAGTTCCCAGTCGGACATTGTTTGTCCTATGAAACGGTCGATGCACGACTTCTTCTCTGGCACCTCGTTGCGGTTTGGGTGACCGGCCCACGCCTCACACTTCGGGCTGTCAGCAATCCGCTTGGCTATCACCATTGGGAATACCATTGCCACGGCACCGTTTAGATCCCGCACGGCGACCCGCTTGCAACCGACAAACCCTTCCTCTTCGTAGTGTGTGTCGTCGGGGCAGTAGAGCGACACCACGCCCGTCTTCTCGCCCGGCCACGGCATCTCATCGAGGAATTTGCGAGTGCCTTTACAGAACAGTGCGTCGTCCTGAAAGATCGCGACCCACTTAGCCTGCGGGTTGTGCTGCACGAGGTCACGGATCGTCTGCATCCAGTTCCGGTGCGGGCCATGCAGGAACGGCCGAGTCATGATTGACGCATTGACGCCGTCGATGTTCGTGCCTGGTTCGGCATAGACAGTCGGAACGAATCCGGCGCGATGGCAACTTTCGACAGACTGTTTGAGGGTCGGCTTCCTGCGGGGTGCTGTTGTGATTCCAACCGCCCAGTCCGGTTGCGTTTCACGCTTTGCGGTCTCACCCCATTTCCCGATCGGACATGCGAACGCTCGCCCCTTGGCTTTGAGGTCGACGTTGCAGCCGCAGATTTGGCAGGATCGGCCGTCTCGCATGTTGCAGGAGTTGCAGGTGTCGAGTCGTTTCTTGTATTCGTCGGCATCGACCAGTTTGAGGCCGTCTGATGCGAAGTCCTTGAGTGCTTTGGCGAGGCTCCAGCCCTTTGTAATGAGGCTTGGTGGCTTGGCGATGATTGGACCACCCACCGTCCCGCCACTATATTTCGATCTCGTATCTTCTAGGTCAACACCCGCATTTTCACACCATCCGATGCGATACTTCTCACCCTTCTCTGTTGGGGATTCCCATAATTTCCATAGTCCACCGAGGATATGGAGTCCCAGTACCTTACAGAGTCCAGGTTGCGGGTGATTACAAGACACCTAGGCAGTCTCCGTAACTTTAACAGACCATGTGCCGAATTTATCAGTGCAGCAATCGCAAATATCCGCAGTTGCTTGCATTCCAATGAAAGTAAGCACAAGAGGACTACACGTACAGCCAGACTCAGCAAAATACTGGTTGTTAGACATGCAGTCTGTGCCAGCCCCATCTCCGTAGATTAAAAGTTCAAATGCACTACAAAGACTGCCGCCACACGTTAATTTTGCATAAAATGACGACAAGCATGACGAACCCACCAGGTAAGTTCCCTCCTGTATACTGTACCCAGCAGACTCCCACCACTCATCGACTGAGTTCCACGTCATCGCAATCTCTCCTCCATCCATGTCTGCACAGCCAGACACACCAGAGAATGTTAATGTTATTTCAGACGATAGAAGACCCCCGCAACAATCAACACTGATATCACCACCCATTCCGCTGCCGCTGCCGCTACCAAGCCCTAAGTCATACGGATTGATACAGATAATACACGGCACATCCGTCACGGTTGATGACCCGGAGTCAGCGGCCCCTACGCCAGCCGAGCTACATATCAACTTCATCTCGTTCGGGCACATCGGACACCAGTCCCAAGTGTTCTTCCACACCTTCCCGCCGTGAGTTAGCGTGACATCCTGAATGCCAGTTCCACCCACGACGAGAGTGGCCTTCGCCGACTCAGACCCCCATGAAAACGCATCTTCCGTCTCCCATGTGCAGCCCGTGCTGTATCTCAGGTATTTCGCCCCTAGTGTCGTCGTGGGCACGAGTTGGTATGCGTCTGGCATCTCCGAGAAATGTGAACACGTCGAAATCGAACCCGTCTCGGTGCAGTTGGAGCAATCGCAACCCGGACGATTCGGTGTGATTGGCCAGTAATCGCATCCACCGGATGAGTTTGGAACACAAATGACCGGAACGTCATCGCCCGGTCGAAACCCATCACCCGGTGCCCACGGAGGGTTTGTCGCTGGCAAGTCTGGACCGCCCGCGCCAACGCCTCCACCACCCGGCGACCACGGGAGCAAATTCGGCCACGGTGGAAACTGCGCAAGCGGCGCGAGGACTTGTCGCAATAACGGGTCCGGCCCCACGTAGCGGGGTGTGCGGAACGCGCCCTTTTTTGGACATGCCATTAAATGCGAAGCCTCTGTCGTTCTGGTCCGTGAGCCTTAACTTCAGCGTGCAGGCTCTCGAATGCCCACGTCTCGTTGTCAGCTACGTTCGACAGCTTAACAAAGATGGCGTCACCATGCTGCCTGGTCCGATCGGAGAAATTCCGCCCGGCACTCCACGTTCCGCTGTATTTTGCGACTGTTGCAGCCGTTGCAGCCTGAACCGTCTCGCCGGCATACACGTCGTAGGCAACGTCACTGGAGCCAGTCGCCATTGTGCCTTGGAGTTCGTTGACCAGCACGCTTTTCATTGAGCCGGCACGGAGCGGGCCGACATAGACGTTACTTGCGATGGCCGAGGTGTCGTCGGCTGTTCCTGAGTTGTCCCACTTTCGGATCCGCGAGTCCCGGCAGCCCAAGAGGATCGCCCTGTCGCCGGGTGCATCGCCGTCAAACACATCTACGGACACGGGATTGAATGCGACGTCAGCGAACACATCAGGCCACCAAGAACCCATGCGTGCATCGTAAAAGTAATGCGTTGTCGCCGAGCCATCCAGTGGAGTCAGGAAGACGTTCACGCCCTGATCGCGATCGTTCCATACCATCTTTACAATAATGTTGGTCAAATCGAGGTCCGCAAATCGCTCCTCGATCGGCTTACTGATTCGCTCGGGAGTTCCCTTTGGCGACATGCGGTAGACGCCGCCGCGAGACCCTAAGAAGTAAACGAGACCGCTTGGGTCTTTGCACCACGGTCGGCCCCATGCCATTCCGGTGATGTCACTGACTTCGACCAGACTTCCGCCCGCCGCTGGATCGCCTTGCATCACCCAGATAGAGTGATCGCAGCCAAAGATCATCAACTCATCCGACCACGGGATCATCGTATTGATGACGTCGCCAACCTTACCTGCGTCGGAGTTGTTTCCTGCGATGGCCATTGTGGGAGAGAAATCTTGGCCGTAATCCCAGTTGGTCGCATCGCCGGCACACGAAAAGAACCAGTTGTGTTCGTCGCCGATCACGCCACTAACGCATATTCGCGACCGCCAGAGTTCAATCAGCCGCGGCTTGTTTGCTCCGTTCGCGGGGATCGTGCCAGCCGTCGCGGCCCATGCGGAGACCGTGTTGGTTGAGGCTGTCCACTTCTTGTAATTGATTCCATCGGCGAAGTAGACGACTTGAAACAAGGGCGCGCTGAAGATTGCCGGGACGGTCGCAGAGAGCGCGGCACTGCCGGCTGTCGCCGTTGTGAACGACGATGGCGAGTAAGTGCCGACCGTGCCGCCTGATACCACATACGGCGTGACTGTCCGTACTGTAATGTCTGTGGCGCTTGGTGCGGCCTGTGCGGTCGTGACGTGCCCGAGGTCTTGGATTGGGTTGGACCCGTTAAACTGGGCTGAGAGATGCCGCGTCAGACCCGCTCGCTGCCCGCCACGCGATCGACCGGAACCCGGATCGTATGCCCGCACGTTCTGGCATGAGGGTGTTGTGAGTTGCTGCTGGCCATTAAGTCCGAACTGCTCGTCGAGACCCTTGGTGGGGAATCCGAGTTCGATGGGTGCTGATTGTTCGGGCATGTCATATCCCCAGCATCGTCAATAGGAACTCAGGGTTCGTTGAGCCGCCTGCCGTGTCAACCGTGAATGTGGGTGCCGCAACCAATTCCGCTGCCCCGGTTAATGCCGCTGCTGGTATCGTCGCCGTGATCGTCTCGCCAGCTGATATATCGTAGTCCGCAACCGCTGGCAGGGAGATTGTCACAACCGTGTCGCTCGTTCTAACAACATCGCTGGGCTGTAGGGCGATGTCTCTTACTTTGGCGTTCCATCCAGTGGATTCACTTTGTGCCGACGTTAGCCCTGCGATGATTGCGTTACGCTGTTGGTCGAACTTTGTTGCTCGTTGCTGGAACGGGACGCTGGGGTAGATAATCGGCGGGTGGTCTGCCCATGTTGGTGACCCGTTCGCCGTCAGGTCGCCGTTTAGTCCATAGATATCTTTGTCATGCTCGCCGTAGATACCACCGAACGGGCGGTACTCAACTCGATTATCATGCGCAACAGAATATGGGCTGACGTACTGCATCGACAGTAATTCGCTGGCTGTTAATTGGCGGTCCCAAAATGCCAACTCAGCAACGCGACCTGCAAAATGCTGTTCGACAGTCCCGTTGTGGCTCCTTGCCCCTATCCACGAATTAGTGGGGTTTGTAATGTTCGTGCTTGTACTCGGTGCATCCCACGAATTGATACCCCCATCCACTCCATTCAGCCATAATCGGGCGTCCATATCCGTGCTGTTGCCAGTGAGATACCCGCACGCATGGTTCCACGCATCGAACACCGGAGAGTCAACAGTTGACATGGCATTCCTTGTGGCCGCATCTCGGAAACCGAAAACAACAGGGTCATTTGCAGTCACCCCCGACATCATCAAAAATACCCAGTCGTGATTTCCGCTCCCGTCCCCTACCTCCAACGAAAAAACGGTCTGACTCGCCGTGTTGTCCGTTGGGAAGAACCAGCACGAAAACGAGAACGGCTCACCGGCAGGAATAATCCCATCAGCGATGTGGAGGTATTGAGTCGATCCGTCAAAGTTGCGAGCCATTATCCGTCATCCTCCAGCGTGAGGCTGTAGACGAACATATCTCCAACGGCATCATCGCTTGCCGAGTCAGTGTCGCGCCGAATCCCGATGCGAACCAAGTCACCCGCCGCGACTGAGTCCGCGTTAGTGAGTGCGATGTCGAGTGAGATTGGGTCACCATTGTCAGTGCCTAAAGACTTCGTTCCCGCATTGACCGCTGCCCAAGACGATCCGGTGACCATGTCTAGCGTATCTGCGTTAGGCGTCTTCGCCTCGACGAACACATCAACAGCAACGGCGGCTGGGTCCATGTCAGAACCCGCCGCAAAATGAATCGTCGCCGACAAGCCGCTGCCTGTGTACTGCGTTGGCATCTCAAACTCAACGGACACCGCCGCTTCTTCGTCAGTGTCATCGAACGCTAGGCACGGACGACCAAGATGGCTGGCGTGGGGTACTGCAACATCACCCGCGACCAACTGAGCGTCTTGGTCACCGACAAACGACGATGCGGGCAATAAGATGAGTGTTGCCATTATGAATCAATTCCATCTTCGATGTCGGTTTGGATTTCCCCCGCCGCCTTGGTCGTTTGAGTGTTGTCTGCGAGCCAAACAAACAGCGACTGCCATCGTAGGTTGTCGTCGAGGTGCGTTTTCTGGCTGACCTTGTCTGCCGTAACTGCTGTTGCTGTGTCTGCCGCATCCACCGCATCCTTGGCCGCTTGGTTCATCGCAGAAACAACATCCCCGCTTATTTCCCAATACTTACTCGGGACACCGACCAATGTAGACAAGTCGGGGTTGATGATCCACGTGCCGACATCGAAGTCCAGCGTGTTGACCGAACGTCTGAATTCTTTGGTTGTTCTGTGAACTACGTTTGCCATTAGGCTACCCATGTATCGCCGGTGAGAGTAAGAATGACCGTCTTGCCGCCCGTTACGACATCTGATTTTGTGATGCTGCTTGTGACTGTTCCGGTGAGTGCGCCTGCCGCCACTGCCGATGCGTATGAAAACTTACGTGCGATAGGGCGGATTATTGCTTCGGGGCTGTTGTGGATGTCGACCACTTCTTGTGGGTTGAGTTTTTTGTCGTAGATTCTAACGTCGAAAAAGTCTGCGTCAGCCCCCGTACCTGTTCCGGTGTAGCCGATACGGTTGCCAGTGATCGCTCCAAAGTCTTCTCCGTTCGCAACTGAGAACGACACGCCATCTTCGTACACCTGATAGTCACTTGCTGTTCCAGATCGGGGGTCTTCTCCAGTGATGCAAAAGTGCGTCCACACTCCTACCTTTGCCGATGGAGCGCTTACTGTTTGTGATTTAATAGAGATTGCTGTGGTATTCGGTGATCGACCCCAAGATAAATACCCATAGAGGTTGTCGACCTTTACTCGCATAACAAAAAAGTGATCTGATGTCCCGTTTATCGAGAAAATGAAGCGTCTCGGATAAGCCCCTGTGTTTGCCGTAATGCGTTCCCACCAGCACAACGCAAACGCTCTGCCGCTTGTAAGCTGTGGCCTAACACCTATATCGACATATTGATCCACCGCATCAAACAGTAGAGAAGTTGCCCGCCCACCCGGTTGTTGTGATACAGACTGAGTTGGCCCGTTGACTCTGGTTCCGTGGTTATTGAACCCCGAATAATCCCAATCGTCTGTATTGCCGCCATCAACGCCCAAAGGCCACATCGCCCTGATGCCCTGTGCCTGATCCGAATCCGTATCTAACTCGAACTCTCCATTTTGGAAAGCAACGAGGCGTTCGTCGGATGTAGGTGGCAACCACAGGGGCATCAGTTATCAGTCCTGTACCTGATGAACCAGCGGAGAAAGAACGAACGAAGTCTCAACCATGTCGCTGTGGAATGCAGCCGAGGCCGCATTGTTAAAGACCACCAGCGTCCCGTATCTTGCGCGAGGCGTAAACACACCGCACCGCATATTGATCTGGGTTGCGTCCGTTGTGATGACATTTGCCATTACATGCACACCGATGCGATGGAGTGAGTCAAGAGACGCTGCAAGAGTACCACCCGAATACCCCGTGTATGCCGCATCAGAACCGGACACTCCACCGGGATTCGCTGTTGCTGCTGTCCCGCTATTCGACCAAGCCATGTAGAAAATCACTTGCTCACCCGCTGCAATCTCGGGCGTGGCTTCCCACTCAACCGCCGAGCGTAGAACGTACTCAACGTCCCAGTTCGCCGTGAAGTCAACCTTTGCTCCTTGGCGGGCAGCACCAGCCGCTAGGTCAGTGCAATCGATCTGATCCGTCCGCGTGCCGAGAATGTTATTGGCCGCTGGACCGTGGTCCGTCGTATCAGCCAACACAATATCTGTGCCAACTACGATTTTGCTGCTATCTGGTAGAGCCATTATTTAGCTCCCTTTGCTTTTTCTTTTTCCAATGCGTACTCGACGTTCTTTGCTGTCCCATTATGACGGAACCTTTCTGCTGACGGTGTGAAGCCGAAGATACCTCGGCGTGATTTCTGGCAGACCGAGTTCCGCCGCCCGACTGATTGACTCTTTTCGGGCAGCAGACAAAGCAGTTGCCGTAGCTGAATCCCCCGCGAAAATATCAACCAAAATGTCTTCATCCAACCCAAACAGGTCGAGGTCGTTCCGCTTGATTAGTTCGATGACCTGCTGCTTCTGAGCGTTAGTCTTGCCAGCGAACTCAGTCGCGTCGATGTGCGACTTTACTTCGCGGCCTGTCATGCTAGTGCGGTTCTGGCTGCGATCCTCAGCGTTGAGGCTGGCGATCAATTGCGAGTCGGTCATTCCGGTGTACCCCCTAGCTAGAGGGTCGTTGGCGAGTTCATCTTCAAAGGGTAATGCCATGACTTCTCCTCAACTTCCTATTGGTCTGTATTTGCCACCAGCTAAATGTTCTGCCCCATGACAAATCCGTCGTATGTGTCGGTTCCCGTACAAAGGAACCCAATCGTGTCTGCTTTACTGGCCGTCGTTGTCAGTGTCGGTGCAGATCCACCAGGCCACTTGATTGTGGCAAACCACGTCACTGTTCGGCTGCCAGTGACATCTTGTAAGAATCGCAACATAAATCTCTGTCCGACCGTCGCGTTACTCAGTGCTAGTGTTCGGTCGCCGCCAAGTGTCACTTTGTGGACGTTGGACACATTGAGGTCGAATGTGATCGTCGCACCATCCGAATCTGCCGTGATCGCCCCGTAAGACGCATCGGACTTTGTTTTTCCACTTAGCGTCTTGTTTCCCGCAACAGTCTCGTTGCCTGTCGTCTGAACGGCACCGAGGGTCGTGCAGGCTGCGGCGGCAGTTGTGTCATCGAGTACCGTTCTTGCAAACGTGGTCGCCGTGAAGAGGTCAGCAGTCCCAGTTCCAGTGAAGTACGGAACAGCGTCGGCCGCTGACGTTAAGTCGGCGATCGCCGTCAGTTCTGCGTCGTAGGCTTGTACCGAAACTCCAATGGCAGTATTAGACAAGATCGTCGCGTCGGCAACAATGGCATTCAATTCGGCCAGAGTGTCGATGTCTGTGCTGAGAATGTTGGCTGCGCTATAGGCTTGAACGTCAGAGCCGATTGCCAAACCGAGGCTGGTTCTTGCAGTTGCGCCCGACTCGGCGACCCAGCCTGTCGCTGAGCCGACGATGATGTTCCCGTCCGTCGAGGCAAGGCCCGCAATGGCACCTAGCCCTGCATCGTAGGCTTGGACATTCACCCCAATGTCGGCGTCGACCAGAATGGTTGCATCGTAGGCTTGGACATTCACCCCAATGTCGGCATCAACCAGAATGGTTGCATCGTAGGCTTGGACATTCACCCCAATGTCAGCATCAACCAAGATCGTTGAGTCGTAGGCTTGGACATTCACCCCAATGTCGGCATCAACCAAGATCGTTGAGTCGTAGGCTTGGACGTCGGTGCCGATCGCGAGGCCAAGCGTTGTGCGTTGTGCGCCGGCATTCGCGTCGTCAAGGATCGCTTCGCCGGCTGTTGTGATTGTGACCGCTGAAGTTACGCCGCCCGTAACCTTCAGGAGTCCCGAGTATGAACTAACGTCAGCTTCCAATCCGCCGTGTTCATGAGCCACTGTTCCGCTGGTAATTTCGCTGCCTGCATGGTTGTGTGACACCTCGGCAAATGTTCCGCCGCTCGACAGGTCGGTGTCCCGGTCGCCCATCGTCAGGACGCGAGTCGTCCCAGTCGTGAGTCCATCGGCCTCGACGCGAACCAGCTTCGTTGCATCCACGCTACCTTTAACGAGCGATGTCGTGTCAACAACCGGAAGGGTCGCGGCAATCCCGAGTGCGTCACTAATGCCTCGCAAATGTGCCGTGAGATGATTGACGTCAGACGCCTCGGCCGGAGTTGTAGCCGGCGTGTAGCTCGCTGGCGTGTAGTCAATGCCGAGGTGGTCACCGTTAATTTCATCCGAGCCACCCAAGACATGCGCGGCAGTGTGGGCGGTTGACGCAGCACCAATTGTGGTTCGCACGGCACCGGCATTCACGTCGTCCAGAATCGTCCGTGCGAAAGCCGTTAAGCCCGTTGCGGTTGCTGCCGAACCCGACGTAAAGTAGACCATCGTGTCGGTCGCTGGTGTCACCCCAGTACGAATATACGTGAGGGGATTACCGAGCAACGCCGTGACGGTCGCTGCCTTCGATGCTGGCGTCCCGCCTGGCGTATCGACGACGTACAATAGGTCATCAGTCGACGGGGATGTCAATAAGGTTAGCGCGGTCAGCTTCGCCTCGGCCATGATTACTCCTCAAAGTCGATACGATTACCGTCTTCCATCAACAATGCAAAGCTGTCCTCAAGCAAGAGAACGCCATCCGCGCCTTCGCCATCATCAGAACCGAAAACTGCACTGTCGCCACCCAAACCGGAGTTACCAGAAATACCTGCCATAGCTCACCCGTTTTCTATACACTCTGGACGTTGAGTTCGCCATCCGCCCCGCCATCGGCAAGCGTAATGACACACGCCTCGTTTGGCGTCTGGGCGTTGTGAATTCCACCACCCGGATAGTTCGCAAAAGGGATGAACCCAACACCCGCGTCAGTGATCTTGACTGACCACTTCGTCACGCCACCGAAAGCAATCGTGAGGCCGCCTCCGGTCGGCGCGGCCGCGTAAGACCACTGCAAGGACTGGATGACGTGGTACTCGCCGACAGTAGATGCTCCCAACGTGATTACCGTTGGGTTCCCACTGGCAATCTGGTCGGCAGAGTTGGTGACGATCGCTTCGTCGTTGGCTTGGAGTAGCATTGTCGAAGTCCTTGCAGTACGTCAGACACAGGTAACGAAACGGCGAAGCGGGGGTTCTTACAATGCGTCAGGGACGAGCGCGGAGATATCGGCACCGAGTTTCGTTTGGCCAGTTACGATCCAGCCGTTCGTTTCGACGTACCGGCAGGTGTAATACGCATCCTGCGTCAGTGCGAGTTCGTTTGTTGCGCCGACCGTGACGTCATTGACCGTGTGGGCCGCGACGGCAGAGATCAGTTCGCAGGCGGCACCCAAGACGTGAATCTGGATGACGTCACCAACAGTTGCGGCCGGCAGGCTGATCTGCTTGGTTGCGCCGTTGCTGGTTGCCGTGACGTTTTTTGTACCCTGAGTGATGAGACCTGTGGTTCCACCACCAACTGTCGCCGTGATGGCTTCGGTGCCGTGATCCTGGACGCCATTGGCGTAGACGGTGGTCGGCGAAACGCCGGCCACACCGTCAGACTTAAGGACTCGCCAAGCGAATGCGGTTGTGCTGATTGCGACGGAAACGAACTGGACGAAAGAGCCAGCGGTCGTGAACGTCAGTGTCGTTGAACCCGCAGCGTCGAACGCCGTGGCTGGAGTGATGGCAACGTCACCACCATCAGTCATGAAACATATCTCTAGCATCTCGCCGGCCACCTCGGGGTCGGAAAGAACGCGAGTCTCCGAACCGGCAGAGATAAGTTGCAGAACCATCCCCGAACCTTGGGGAGTGATCGTGCCGGCATCGCCCGGATCGTCCAGTCGGCCGTGTAACTTGAGTGCTTCTCGGTGACGAATGAACCATTGGCTGGGGTTGGACACGGCTACTGCTCCTTAAAGTGATGTGTTGTCGAATGAAATTGTGTTGCCGTCGCGAATGTACTGGCCATCGCTGTTTATCGTGCTGGGGTCGCGATTTCGCCCAAGTCGAGCGGGGGCCATTTCCGCCTGATCCATCTCGATCGAGGCCGCCATCAACTCGCGAAACCGTCCGGCTTGCGACTTGTCGACCAACGAGATGCAACTTGCGAGTATTGTTTCTGAATGCTCAGAACCGCAGTAAGGAAATTCGCCGGTCAGTAATTCGACGGGGTCCACTTTGCAGCGATAAGTCAGCAAATAAACGTCATCGGGAGGCGGCCAAAAGAAGACTTCCCATCGCCTGCCGGTTGCAGCCACTAACGCCTTCGGTCTGAGTGAAGCGTATCGTGGCTGGTCGGTGGTTTCCCACCCCTGATACATCGAACGGATCCGGTTGTCGGGAATGATTTCGATCGGGCGATCGAGACCGTTGACTCCCGGCTGAAATGTGAATGTCTGCGGGGCACTGAAGCCAGCAAAGTCACTCTCTAAGTCGTACTTCGTCTGCTGGACAATATAGGTCGTTAAGGCTGCGGAATCGGCCGCATCGGTCGTGTCCTCAAGTGTGACTTGCGTATTGCTTTCCCGCGTGTCGATCGCATAGGTGGTCCCGGAGATAACGATCTCGCCGCTCGCTGCCCATGTTGGGAATGTACCGTCCACTGTGAGCGTGACGACGCCCGAGACGATCGTAACTGTTCCGGTTGAATAGGACGCCTTGGTCGACAATTCTTTCACCGGACGCATAAACGACCACAGATGCGTCTTGTGCATCCCGTCTTGGGCCGGCATGTAGAACTGCTTCAGCCCACGCTGAATGAATGAATTGACGCGACGTTCGGTGTTGTGACCCCAAGTCTTGGCGTTCGCGCCAACATTGAGTGCGACACCAACCTCTTGTGCCAACCAATCGTAGGATCCGATTGTGACGGCCGTATTTCGGTAACTCTTGCCGTCGATGCGGCTGGCTCGCTTATCGATTTGCACAGAAGCGGCCATTCGGGCTTGGAATGCAGCCCCATGAACGCCCGATGTGCCGTCGACCTTGATCTCCGCTGCGGCCAAGCACGACTCAAGGATTGTGTCTGAGTGCGCCAACCCACCGAGCGGATACTTGTTCGTCGGCGTCATCTTGCTGGGGGCGATTTTGTAGCTGTACTCGGCGACGTATGTGGCATCTGGTGTGGGGTAAAAGATTGCCTCGAATCGCTGCCCGTCCGTCTGGTCAATCGCCTTTGGTCGAGTAGCAACGTATTGGGGAGCGCCCGTCACGTTGTCCTGTGCCCGCATGGCTTGCAGTTCGGGCACCGACACAATTTGAATAGGTTCCTGAATGACGCCCACCCCATACGTTATGTGCGACAAAACCTGATCGAAATTGTCTGGCAGATCGTAATCGAACCCTTCCGCCACAGTGAGGCTTAACGCCGTGGCCGGATTCAGGAACGACCAGACATAAGGCGTCTTGTGTTCTGAGTTCTCGCCCATCGGCACCGGGGCGTAGAAGCTCCGCTGGCCGGACTTGATGCAGTCTGTGACCGCATCGTAGCCGGGTTCTTCGGTTTGGAGTAGGACGTAGGCTGTGGGGCCGGCATCCGTTACAGATGTGTCGTCGAGCGTGATGGCTGTATCGCCACCGCGAGAAGCGACTGTGTAGCCCACGCCGCCGAGATCCACTGTGCCAGCCGCCGCCCACGTCGGGAACGTACCGCCCGTAAGCGTGACGACCCCTGACGATATGGCAAAAGTGCCAGCCGAGTAGGTGCGACCGAGACCGAGAAGTCGCATGACGTCTCGGCAGCATGTCGCATAATCAACGGATAGTGTGGACTCAGCCAACGGCTACCTCCAGATTCATGTCGACAAGCGGAGGGGCGTCATCTGGCGACTTGCGAACGTGACCCAAGTCGACGATCCGATACGCCTTGTCATCCTCATTGAAGTGGATCCTGGCCTTGCCGGCGCTGTCGCCACCGAGGACCAACACAAGTTCCCCGTCAGCCTGTTCTTGGCCGGGCACCGCAACCATGACCCTTGTGCCCACCTCAACTTCACTCCAGAGCATTTGGGCTTGATTCGGCGAAGGTCGCGGCGCGGCCGGCTCGTCACTCAATGACTCGTCGCCAGTGAGTTCAGGTTCCGGCTCAAGTTCTTCGGCCGTAACTTCTGTGGTTGTGAAGGTCTCGACGACCAGTGGTGCCGGTGGCTGGGCAGGAATATCGAGACTGACGAAATCTGCATCCACATCAGTCTCGGGGTTCGAGTCGCCCTGAATGGAGATTCGCAGTAGCCCGAACGACAAGCCTTTGTGCGGAAAGACGAACGTGCCTACGAGTTGTTGCGTTCCACTCTGGTACAGAATTGGAGTTCCCGGCTCCACGTCGTCCCATCCCGAAACCTGATCGGGCGACAATTCGACAGCGCCCGATTCGACGGCGATTGTGATGAGCGCACCGTAGTGGTGCGGTGCCATCGGGCCGGAACTTCGGCGTTGCCATGCCTTGAAGTACAGCTTGGCTTTATCGGTGACCGACTGTGGAAGTTCTCCCGTGCAATTGCAGAGTAATTTCAACTCTGCAATGTCTTGTGCGTGTAGTTCCATCGAAATTCCCCGCATAAAACTGAAAACAAGAAAACGGGGCGGCGGGAATTACCCGCCGTCCCGTCAGTTAGAGTTACTAGGAATCGAATTCTTGGGCACAACTGTACCAGTCGATGTGGGTGATCGGATCGGCTGTTCCGTCCGACTGACACACGAACGACGGCTTCATCCCGACGATCGGAATGTTCGCAGTCGCCACGTTGATGCCTGTGGTGGCGATCTTCGCGCCGTCCACATACCACTCGACCTTGTCGATCCCGGTGACCTTGAATCCCAGCTTGACCCAAGTGCCATCAACGAGAGTGTTGGTGGTAACGCCCGTGTGGGCCGCCGAAGCATTCTCGGAGTTTCCGAGCAGGATCATGTTGTCGGTGATCGATCCGAAACCAATGTGGTTAGCGGACGTGTTTGCGCTACCGGCGATGATCGAGGTGTCGTATTCCGACAACCCAACAAAGAACTCCGGGCCAGCCGACGCAACATCGACTACCTTCAAGCGAGTTTCAAACCAGATGACACTGTCAGCCTTGGGCGTAATGAACGACCCAGTTGCGCCAGCGGTCTGGACGTTGGCACCCTGAGTCACTGTCGAACTGGCACAGTCGAGAAGGGCAACGCCGCCAATGGCGTCGTCCAGAGCGAAAGTACCGGACGAACCCGCTTGGGTCGTAAGATACCGTTCGGCCAGAAGATCCTCAGTGAAATCGTCCTCAATGAGAACGCCACGAACGAAATCGTCTTTGATTTCGAGTCGCGGGCAGCCGTGCCACAAGTTATTGGAGCGACCGCGACCTTCGCCGTCCGAGTCGCTGAATTTTACGATGGTCATAATTGACCCTCCTGATCTTTCTTAATTGACAGAACAAAACAAAACGAAACGAAGCGGACTCAGGCGACGTGGAGAACGAAGTTTTGGCGTCGGTCATTGCACCGCAGGTTGCAGGAAGAATCAACATGCACGACGCGGACGTTGTGCTGGTTGTCCTTCTTCTGCGGCTTGGTCCGAACCATGTCCTTACCCTTCAGGAAAGCAAAGTCCATCGTATTCCAATTCACGCCGTAGAGCGGATTGGCCGAGTCGTATCCGTCCTGCGTGGAGTGGGTCAGTTCGGGAATCCACTGCAAGGGAACACCCTTGAATGTTGGACGACCTTTGGCACCTGTTCCCGCGAGGTCCGACAGGTTGTCGTTTCGCGCGTCGAGGAACTGCTGGGCCGCTTCGTAGACCGAGTAGGTCGTGTAGAACATCCAGTCTGGGTCGCCGCCGCCGTTCTGCGGGAACTGATGCGGTGACTCGAAGTGCGTAAACTCAGTTGCCTTAAGCCACTTGGAAATCAGGTCGTTCCGCGTCACTGAGACATACGCACCGGAGTAGTTCGACCAGTTGATATACGTTCCGGTCGAGACGCCACCCGCACCGGCAGCGAAACCACTCGGGTCGCCACCATTGAAGCCGACCGTCGCGTTCTTCTGCAACCAAAACGGGATGCCGGAGAGCGGACGTTTCGCCAAGGTTGAGGATGAGGGGGCCGACCAGAATGCCGACTCCAAACCCTCGTAGAGATTCGAGTACATCGAATGCTCTCGCATGACAATCAGATCGATGATAATCTCGCGATTGCCCCCTTGGAATTCCTCCTCGTTAATATCATAAACATAATTGCTGGTCGCGATCGCCCAGGGCTGCTCGGCACCGACCGCCAAGTTCTTCACATCGTACTCGTCGACCGAGTACAGGTTCGTCCAGCGAAACGCATCCGTGTTCGAGACTTGGAGTTTCCAAGTCTGCTTCGGAGTCGCCTTCGTTGGCGCTTTTTTGGCTTTCAGCCATCGCGATGCAACGGAGTATCGCTGGTTGTTGAGACTGAGGTCGACCCACTTCGCACGGTCGGCCTTATTGTAGGTCAGTTCGACAAGGTCGTCGATTGCGTCGGGCATGAGGCCCATGATTAAGCACCTTTCTTATTGATGCACACCAGCGTTAGGGAAGGTTGTTGTCGTTGAAGAACGCGACAAAGTCGGGGTCGTCAGCGAAGTCGCCATCCCACGGAACATCTTCCCGAGCGGTCGTTGACTGCCCGGAACCCATGATTCGCTTGTTCTGCTTTTTCACGGACGCCGTAACGGCCGTTCGTTGCTGGTGCGCGATTTGATTAGGAAATGCCAACTGGAGAGATCGTTGAACGAGTTCCGCGTTCATGTCCGATGGCCGGTTGGTCGAATAAAGACCAGCCTGCAATGACATTGCTTCGCGGTACAACAACTCAAAATTCGCGTTCTGTTCTTCGGTGGCGGTTTCGCCATCTCCAAACAGTTCGGTCTGATCGAGTTGATTTACTCCTTCAAAAAACTGATCCAATTCGGCATTGTTTTTAACTTGCTGATCTTGCTCCTCACGACCAATAACGTGATCGTAAACAGCCTTTAGGTCACCCTGTTGCTGATCGAACCTCGATTGCATCTCCCTCTGAGCGGCGTCTTGTGCCACTCGGTTGGAGTACATATCCGTCAGTTCAGCCAGGATGGATTCGTCATGGCCGTCTTCCCGAAGTGCCTGTATTCTCGCCGCGAACTCCGGCTTTGATTCCGGTTCAACGCCTTGAGGTGCAGGTTGGCCTGCGGGATTAGGCTGTTGTTGTTGTTGCTGCTGCTGCCACTGTTGTTGCTGCCACTGTTGTTGCTGCCACTGTTGTTGCTGCCACTGTTGTTGCTCTGGCGTTAGCTGCTGCTCTGGCGTTAGCTGCTCCTGCTGTTGCTGCTCCTGCTGTTGCTGCTCAGGATTAACATCGGGCGGTAATTGTTCTCGACCGACGTTCGCTAACGCCCGGTCTTGAAGTGCCAACGCCCGCTCAAACTCTTCAACGCTCTCGAATCCGGCCACCTCGTCGGCAGCCATTCCTCGATCTTGCGCCAAGGACAGAATCTTCTGCCCCTCTTCGCTGACTTCAGCGGCGGGAGTTGTGTCGGCGGAAGTTTCATCGCCAACAACAGGTTTGTTGCCCCCTACTTCGCCGGCCGGACTTTCATCGGCAGACTTAGGGGACGTTTCTTTTGGTTCTGGAGTCGAATCCGGTGTATTTTCTGAATCAGGACTGGTGCCCAGTTCCGCTTCAGGCTCGGGTTCACCGCCCGGCCCATCGCTGGAAAAGTAGTGGTCGACCGCGGACGCACTTGCATCGTGTTCGACGGCAGCCGAACCAACCTCGGCCTCGTTACCAGCTTCTTCTTGTTTGATCGGTTTCAAAAACATCTACCGTTTCCCCCCTTGTTCGACGAACTCCCCGCCAACTTTCCGGTACTGACCGCTGCGTTCGCTGGTGACATCCACCAAACCTCGCGCGTTCAAGTATTTGGTCTTGCTACCAGGGCTATTAAATTCTGCGGCTCCGTCCCGTCTGATCTCTACGCCGACAAGCCCCTTGTCGCGGCACCATGCGGCATGCTCTGATGCCTGGTGCGGCATGACGCCGGACGACAGCGACTCGTGTCCCGTTCCCCAATAAGTCTCATGGCCGCCCGGCGTCTTCCGGTCGGCAATAATGTTCTTGATCCCATCTGCTCCACGCAGAAACTCTTCTTGGCTGATCTCTTTTCCGTGGACGATGTATTTCATTTTGGGCGTCGATTCATTGTGCAGTTGCGGCAAAAGCTGTAGTTCTTCCGCGTCCCCTCGGGGCACGATTCAATTGGGAACCGCTTGCCGCATTTTATGCAATTCTTCTCGTAGGCGCGGGATGTCGTAAGTTTTCCGATCACGGCACCCGTCACTGCGTAGACTGTCGTTGTTTTCATTGCATGCCCCCCTGCTGCTGCTCTTGGCCCTGCTGCTGACCGGCGCTCGCCAAGAGCGACTGCTGATTCTGGACTCGCTGCGCATCCGGCGTCCCGCCCGTCGATACACTCTTTCTGACGTATTCGCGGCTGGTATTGGCCGGCATACCCGGCGCGTTGCCTTCCGGTGTGGTTGGCTCGTAACCGTCGTCGAATGTGATCCACCGCTTGATCCGCGGCATATCGGCCATGTCTGCGTAGTCTTCGACGATCGCCTTGAAGTCGATCGATCCGCCCTGTGCCCGAATCTCTTCTCGTAACGGGAGTGCGAGATCCCGCAAGAACGCGGTCAAACTCTGCATCCGCTCGGTTGGCGACTTATACGCCATCGAGTACGGCTCGACCTTGAAGTTGTACTGTAGGTAGTCGCCCTCGCGTTCCCCTGGCGTCCACGAAGCATCGATGGGGAGATCGATTCCGCTTTCGTGCCGCTGGCCAGGAATCTCCTTGACTGCATCCACCCACAGCATCCAGCCAATATCACTCATGATATTGGCCGTGAAAGCGACCACATGGTACTGCATCTTAGCTTCACGCTTCGACACGGCACCGTGGATCAGCTTATCTTGCCCAAGGGTGTCCGACTGCGGTCCAAGGCCGGCCATCGCATCGAGATTACCGGCCATCCGGGAAAATGTGCCGTCGATGTTCGAGAAGAACGCGAGGTCGGTTTGGTCAACGCCGGCAAAGTGAATCTCCTTGACGGAGTCGATGTCGCTCACCTTTATCATCTCATTATTGCCAGCCGACTGGATCTGCTGTGCGTCCTGCCCGTCCCCGCGGTAGGCCGTGACTGTCTTTGAATCGCGTGAGTTGCGGGATTGCTTCCGCATGATCGAGTTCATCAGGTCGTGCAGCCCCTTGAGGTTCTGCGCGGGTGAACTCGGCATGATGTTGTCTGGAACATCCGAGAATGACAACAGATGGAATGGCCCACCCTCGGGTCCGTCCCACTTTTCAATGAGCAATGGAAGCAGCCCATCCTCACCGGCATCCGAGAATACGCACCACTTGCCCTCACGGGGCAGCCACACATCCATCAGGTTGACCATCGGGCTGGTTTCGTCGTGATCTACGTTCGCCTGTGTCATTTCGCTGACTGGATCGGCACCCTCGTGTCGCTGGTCGCTGTCCCATTTGCTGCTGGATTTCAGTTTTTCTACGTTTTCCTTGAAATCATCGAACCGCATGTCCCCCTTCACATCTTCAAGCGGAACCCGATATTCATGGACTGCAAACTCGATCTTCTCCCATGACGTTGCACGGGTATCGAAGATGAAGTCGTCCAGTGAGACTCGCGCCAACATCGGCCGGCCGGGGTCCACCCAGATGTTTGGCTCGATCCCGCCAGCTTGGGCTTCTCTGTACTGGTCCCATACGCCCTGCGGTGCGCCTTCCCACGGTTCGGTGGGCATGTCGGGGTTTGGCATCTCGATCGGCTTACTCGGTGCGAGGAACACTTTGGCAATGCCGACCGAAAAGAACGCATCGAGAACAATCATTCGCAGCGATTCTTCGATGTGAATCTCCGCGATGTGGTTGTTGACTGCCGTCTGGAACGTCTTTGAGAATCGGTAAAGGCTGTCTTGTGCTGTTGTGATGAGGACACGGGGGCGCTCGGCAGCGAGCGAAAACGTGTAAGTATTCGCAGTCAAATTTAACATATTGACGAGAACTTCACGCACCTTGCTGTCGCCATCGCCATCCGAGTCGCCCCAGTGCGAACCCACGTACTCTTCGATGAGTTTCTTTCGATTCTCACAGAATGGCCGTAGCGTCTTCCGGGACGTTCGGATCGCCCTCGCAAGTTTTGAACGGTCGGATTTTTTGAGTGGATTCATGTGGTTTCTTCGGGGGGGGGCGATTCTCGAATTTACGAAACCCCTACATAACTAATCAAGAAAAAGTTGGAGTTTGCGTTGTAAATTTTACAAGTTTTCTGAAATTAACTGCTTTTCGAGTTCATCGAGGATCGCAAATTGCCTTCTGTGGTCGTCCTCAAACGCCTGCTTGTCGTTTGATTTCTTTTTCTTCTCCGCGTAATGCTTTGCGCAGATGTCCATAAACTTCACTGGTGCCTTGTCTCGGCCGTAATCCAAGAAATACCAAGCAGAACTCGACGGTGCGTCCTTGATCTTCACCAGCATGTTGCCGATGTTTTCAAACGCCCACTCAAGGTCGGAGTCCCAGTCGGAATCCCCCTTGTTTCTGGCCAAGGCGTCGACCTGTATGTCTGTGAATCCGCTGTTAAGTTGAGGGGGGTTCTCGGCCACTTCCTTCTCGACTTTCTCTTTGATGTCTGGGTAGGGATGCTTGCGGGTGGGCTTTCCGGCTGGGAAATAGCTCGATGCCACCGCGAACGCCTCGTCCTCTGAGCATTTCAGTTCTGCCTGGATACGAAGCCTGACTTCCTTGAATTCGAGCCATCGGCCATCGGCTCGCAATCTCAGGAAGAACGCATGTTTCGACTCTTCTTTTTGGTTACCAGCGATAATCGCCTCCAGTCTTCGCGGCATTGAGTTTGTCTCGTGCGGCGAAGCGATGCCCAACGGTTTCCCGCTTGGGTGGCTCCTTTTTACCCTTCACCTTGATGACTTCTGAGTCCTTCACGCCCAGCCATCCGCAGGCGGCGGCGATCGCGACGTCTCCGTGTGTCATGCCCTTATCTGCGTTGCTTTCGGAGTTTTTGGCCCCGGCGTGGAAGATTCTCCCGTTCGATCCCATCTCATATTCCAACATCTCAGTCAGGATCGTTTCCGATCGGATGACAACCTGCATCATTCGCATCGAGTCCTGCAGCGAGCCGAGGATCACCGTTCCGCTGTCTTGGTTCTGATAGCCGTATTTCTTGGTCTTTTTCTCACTTCCAAGCTGATCTCGGCCCTGCCGGTACATATTGTGGTAGCCCTCTTGTGCGAGGACTTTCATGAATTGAAGGCCCGGCCCATTACATTCGGGGACCAGAAACGCCTCGTGGAACCATTTGCAGACGCCGATCGTGAATCTCGCGAACTCTTCCGGCGACATGGATCGGGTGGTGAACTGCCCAACCTGCTCGTGGGTGATCCTGTCGAAAATGACGAGTGCCGAGTTACTGGCGTATGCGCCGCCTGTTCCAGCCGCAATGTCTGCCCCAATAGAGAATTCCGAATGGGCCGGCCGGACCCCGTCAAATGGGCACCACAGCTTGAATTGACCATTCGACACGGTCGACCAAGTGGCCTCGAAGTCCATAGCATCAACTCCCAATCGACCAACGACGAACGGGTCAAGGATGTCGTCGGCCATGACCCGAGCGATCACCGTCTCATCGGCGAACCTCTCTGCCGAGCCGTGGAAGTCGATGTCGAGTTCCTGGGCAATCTCGACCGGGCTGTTTACTCGATCGCACTGCTTGTCGTACCAAGTCGATCTTGGGTTTCCCCGCACGAATTTCAGTTGGGTGAAGTCGTAATCGTCCTTCCAGTCGTAATCTTCCGGTAGTGGCACCTTCTCGCCGCCAATGTCCTTGTAGAGACCGATCCGCTTGTCTGGATGCTCAGACCAGTGCAGGAACACCTTCTCAACGTCCTTGTTTCGGACCTTCAGATAGAAGGGTCCACCAACGCCAAACCTGCCATTTGGCGTTGAATTGAAGATCCGGCAGCGGGTCACGTCGCGAGTCGAGGTGAAAATCTTGGCCGCACCAGGCATCTTTGAAGTTTCATCCATCAGGATGGCTGTTCGCCTGTCACCCGTCGCCATATTGTCGACAGTCGCTTCACCGTCGAATGCACTGTTATTGTCGAGGTTTTTGCAATGTTTCTGCCGGCGTTCCATGTTCGGAAGCATCCAGATCGGTGTGTGTTTCCACCAGAAATCTAGCTTTTTGAACAGTGCTTTTTCACTCTTTCCGTCGACTAATTCCTCTTTTTCGGATGTTAGCAGGAATAGCTGATTCGAGTGGAACCGCCATCGATGCTCCAAAACGATCAGGCACATCCACGACGCCCCCATGTCCCGGCTCTTGGGGACTGCCACGTCATCGATGCCGATCAGGCTCTGTAGCCGGGGAATCTCCCGCTCTTGGTAGCCGTAAGGGATAAATGGCCGCAGCGGGTGATCTGGATGCTCTTTCGGGTTGAGGGTCCAACCGAACACCGCGGTCGAGAAAAGGATGTCCCGTGCGCAGATAATCCAGATTTCACGGGCGAACTCGGGATTTTCGTACCCAAGTTTGAGTATCTTGCGGCGAAATCGCAGGTTTCCCGCCAGATCCTTCGGGACCAGGTTCTGGTAATACCAGTCGGTCGGACCCAGCGGGCACTGGCTTTGTAGGTTTGTCGACTTCCAGTCCAATGCACAATTCCCCGGTTAAACAAAACCCCTATATTACTAATCAAGAAAAAAACGGGAAATGCGTTGTGATTTGTTGGAATTTCTAAAAGTTTTCAGTAGAATGCTTGTGTTCGTGTTAGTTTCAACGTCGGCCCCGGTGATAATTCTTGGTGCAGCTATGCGCCCACTATCACGAACGAGCCGGGGCCGACGACCACACAGAGGGGAATGGGAATGGAAGAAGCGATCATCTATGCTCGGGTTTCACCGAAACCGGAGCATAAGAAGGACAGGTGCGAGTCAATCGACACTCAGATTGAGGGGTGCCAGGCTTACTGCCAGTCTTACCAAATGAACCCGTCAGTGATCCTGCGTGATCCTGGGGTTTCCGCCAGAAAGAATCAGCTTCTTGACCGCCCCGAAGGCAGGAAGATCATGACGCTCGGCTACAGGCACATCGTGGTCCTCAAACTGGATCGCATGTTTCGCAGCACGGCTGACGGACTCCTGACCATCAAGGAGTTTCACAGGAGGGGAATCACGCTGCATTTAGCCAACGAATCAGGAGTGTCCCTCACATCGAACACGGATGAGGGGTACTACGTTCTCACGATGCTTCTTGCCCGTGCAGAATACGAGGCCGCGAAAACTGGTTCCACCACCGCCCACGCACTGAATCGAATCCAAAAGCAGGGTCGGATTGTGAGCCGGTCGTGCCGGTACGGGTACAGGGAAATCGAAAGCAAAGGAGCCGACAATAGGAGGAGGTTCGAGCGGTGCGAAGAGGAGCAATTCTATG